AAAACGCATGTTTTGTACTCTCCATGGAATTTAAGATTCCAGAGTACGTATTCCGATCCAAGGATCGGAAAACATGTGTTTCCCTACGTGCTTCGTGGGAAGACTGGACGAAGGAGTGTCTGCAACGACACTCCAAACATTCCAGACGTGGACATAGGCTTGCCCTGGTGTTCAAGTCGACCAAGCGACTTTTCGATGTTTCTTGTAAAGAATGTGATTTTGCTTTGTCCAGCAAAGCGAAAATGAGTTGGAGGGAACATGTTGGCAAGGATGTGCCAGCTCATTTGTTGCCAAGCGGAGAGGATCTCGAGGAACTGCGTCGAGCAGTGAGAGAAAATCTATCCGGTTGGGGTCGGTGGTTGGAGAGTGCGCGGGTTGGTGGTGGCGAACCAGCCCTGGGAGAATATATCCCTGACCAGCAGGGGTGTTATGAACTTACCGTTCGGGATGGAGGTACTCTTGCTTGCGGCCCGGCTGATTACTCAGGTGATTGGTCGGCCGTTCGCATGGGTGTCGCCAAAACGAAAGGTAAGTTTAGGGTTGTAACTATGCAATCCGCAGAAGTCAAGCGCGTGTTGACTCCTGTCCATAATGCCCTTTACAATTACATAACCAGCTTCGGTTGGTGTGTCCGAGGGGATGTGCAAAAGGAGGATTTTGAGGTCGTAGCTCGAGATCGTAGGGAGGGAGAGTTTCTCATCAGTGGAGATTACCAATCTGCCACTGATAATATCTACCTCCCTGCTGTCTCTGTCATAGTGAGCGAGATCTCAAGATCGCCAGAACTTACGGAGGAGGAAAGGAGCGTTCTTCTGTCGAGTTTCGAAGATCTCCGTTACAAGAATAGCTCTTGTCCACTGGATAATGTTCATTATCCGATAAAACGAGGTTCAATGATGGGAAACCTCATTAGTTTCCCATTATTGTGCCTTTTGAACAAGAGCTGTTTTGACATCGCCAGCGATGTTCGTAATGAAGGTCGGGTCCGTCGGGGCAGATTTAATGGTGACGATTGTATCTTTGCGGGTGATGACGCGTTTTTCGAAAGATGGCGCGCTGTGACCGGGAGATATGGTCTCGTCGTTAATGAAGAAAAAACAATTCGTAGTAGACGATGGTTGGACTTGAACAGCCAATCATACGACGTCTTAAGCCATGTTAAAGTGGCCAAAGCGACATTGGGTTTTCTTCGCCCTGATAGGAACAAACCGGGAGGAATGCTTGCGGAAGTGGTCAGGAGTCTTGTGGGCTTTTCTCAGCGGTCGATATTGGGTGTCATAACCCGGTTTCGGCATGAGATTGGCCTACGGGGCGTCTTGAGCGACCTCGGTTGCTTGAGTGTATGGCTACGGAAGCAACTTTCCGTAAAGCGTTGGTTCAGGCTTTCCGCTGTGACAGGCGGTTGCTCTGTTCTCAGGACTGGTGTTGACCGGTCTATTGGGTTTGTCACCGATAGGCCGCCAATTCCTCGTCTTTTTGATGTTGTCTCTTCGGCTGCAGCTAGGTTGCAGAGAGACAATACCGAGGAGTGGATTGGCAGGAGGGTGGTACCTCTTGCTGAGAAACTTGACCGACAGACTTACCAGAAGTCTATCAAAAAGATGGGGTATGTTACCGCCAACAGGCGTTTTGAGTGGATTGGGATGCGATGGGCCTTTGTTTGGCCAAAAGCGATGTTTGAGGTTGCATCGCTTTATCCTCAGGTCTTCTTGAGGCATAATCCCAAGTGGGTTGATGACCACCCTTTCTTGACAACACGTCCTCACGTGGTTGAGACAAGAAAGGTCCGCTTGAAAGACTATCCGGTTCCGTTGACCCTCCTACGAGGTGTTGATTGTCTTCCGCGTCTTGTCTAGTCTGTAGGCAGCGGCTGGTTGTAACAGGGAGTCATGCTTGAATGCGAGCATTCCCGAATTTCATTAAGGATTCTATGAAATCCCTAGGCACATGGTGCGCTAAGTTAGGGAGCGTCGGCAGTTCACGTTTTGAGCTACCTGTGGTAACACAGGGGGGGCCAAACCTGCTGGGTCCTGTGTTGAGGTGAAATCCGAAGCTGCGGTGATTTTCTAGTCGAGTCTAGACCCTCACGTGGCGACGAGAGTAATTACAGGCTATGGTAAGCCGCGGTAATCCCGTGCGGTAGTTGAAGCTTCGCGCTTCCACAATGAAAGGAAAGGAGTGTTGACGCC